TGGTATCAGAGCATAGTTATAAATATTAAAAATATAAAGCTTATTGAGCTTAGTATGGATAAAGAATTTAATAACTTGAATATAGGACAACATGTATATAAAATATCAGAGAATAAATTACCAATAAATAGTTTTTTAAAATGGCCTGGTTATACTCATGCAACATTTACACCTTATGTAGTAATAGGAGATGCAGGAGATTATCCACATAGACAATTAAACTGGACTAATAAATTTCTTTGGAACAAATTAGGAAATTTAAATAATAATGATATAAATATACTTAGAAAACCCATAATTACAGAAGAAGATAAAAAAGAATTAAGCGAAGAAGCAAAAAAGATAATTGATGAAAAATTCGAAGATAGAATAAAATATTTAAAAAATATAAATCAAACGTTAGACCTAAAATGGTTTAAATTTGAACAAGAACAAAACAAAAAGACGGAAGAATTATTAGATACGTTAAGAATATTGAATAAAGAACTAAAACAATTAAAAGAAGAAATAAAAAATATTAAAAAGAAGAATGAAGAAATAATCTATCCACCAAATACATATACTATTAATATGGTAACAGAAGAAGGTAAAAAATTCGATCAATTCTTATATATGGAACAATTAGAACGTGAAAGAATAAGTAAAGAACAAGCTATAGAAAAAATATTAGAAAATACTTATATATTAAATAATAATATAGGATATTCGATAAATAGAATAGAAACATTAAATACTAATGTTAGAACAAATAAAAGACCAGAAACCATATTGGATACTCCCCAATATGCTAAATATAGAGAACAACAAAGAATAATAAAAGAAGAAATTAAAAATGAACCAAAAGATAATGAATACGAACAATTTATGAATTGGAAAAAAGATAAAGAAAAAGAAAAATTAGAATTTGAAGAAGCTGAAAGAATTAGAAAAGGTAAAAATAAAGTAATCATAATACCAGATATAATGCCAGATCCACCTAAAGAAGATATAAACCAACAATTATTAAGAATAATAGAAGAAATGCGTAAAGAAATAAAAGAATTAAAAACTGTAAAAGAAGATGTAGAACATTTAAAAATTCAATTAAAACAAGATGATATACAAATGATGTTAGAATCTGAGAATGAATTAGATCCAGATAATTTAGACAAAGAAGAAGTAATAGAAAAAATCCAAAATATAAACATAGAATCTGAAGAAGAAAATAAAAGTGAAGAAAGTAATAGTACTAGTGAATCAGAATCAGAATCTATAGAACCTGAATTAAATGTAAAAGAAGAACAATATGAAGAAGATGATAGGAGACAATATAAACCTTATTCTAAAAAATATAAAACAAACGTAAGATATGCAAGAAATATAAACGGACAAGAAAATAGAAGGAGTGATTATATAAATAGAAGAAGAACACAATTTGAACCAAATTATATACACACAGATATAGGAGAAAACGGTGAAGCATTAAATTTAAATTGTATAGATGCAAAAGAATCAGAAGAACGTATAGAAAAATGGGCACAAAGTATGTCTATAACTATAGCAAAACAAAATATGACTAATGATAATGCTAAAAAATTTATAATAAGAACTTTATTAGGAGATGTAAAAGATTGGTATGAGAATTTAACTGAATCAGCTAAAAGTCAATTAGAAGGAACATCAGCATTAAGTACTTTAGCAAATATAGAAGTAGCAATTAGAGCAGAATTTGGAAAATTAGGAATAGAAAATGATGCAACTAAAATGACACGTAAAAAGAATAGTGCAAGAGCTAAGTTAATGCAATTAAGTATTTGTAATATGAGAATGGAGAATTTAAAAGCTTATATATGTGAATTTAAAGAATATTTTTATAAAGCAGCATATAGTGATGAAGAAAGGGAACAAATATTAGATATATTTTATACTAAATTACCTGACCCTTGGGGTATGTCAATTTTAGAAGCTTATAATTTAAATGAAAAAGGAAGAATTACACTAGATAGTTTAGGATCCAGAATAACATATTTATTTGAATCAATAACTTCAAGATGCGAACAAGATAGGATGAATAAAATAGCTAAAAAGACAATGAAATTAGATTGTGGTTATTATGAAGTAGGACAATATGGATGTAAAACAAAAAATTATAAAAAGAAGACTTATAAAAAACGTAAAAAGAGATATATACCAATATATAGAAAAAATAAACCTAAACCTTGGATGAAGTATTATAGACCTAAAAATAAAATAAAAAGAAATAAAAAACCTTGTACTTGTTATAATTGCGGAGAAATAGGACATATAAGTCCAAATTGTAAAAAACCTAAAAAATCAAATAAAACTATTAATAATATAGAAATGATAGAATTTATAGGAGATCAGGAAGAATTAGAATTTATAATAAATGATAATGATATAATATATATCGAACAATTCATAGATACAGAAAATAGTGATATAGAACTAGAAATGGAATTTGGATTTGACGAAATAAATATGTTTCAAGAAAGTGAATCAAGTGAATCAAGTATAATTAGATCTAATGATGAATCAGAACAAGATAGACCAACTAAAATGATATTTAGTAAAGAGAAGTTTAGTCAAATAATAGAAAAAGATTTAGATTTAACTAAAAATGATATTTTCAAAAATAAAAATCTCAAACAACTATTTGGTAAAAAAGATACTGAATACTTTATAGTAACAGATATAGAACACCCAATAGATGTTAAATATGTTCAAAATATGGAACAAAAAGTAAATTTACCTTTATATAATCAACAAATATTTGAGAAAGAAATACAAAAAATTCCAGACAAAGATAAAAATAAAATAAAAAATATTCATTTAGCAGCAGTAGAAGTAATTATAAAAGGATATTTTAGAGAAGGAATAGATACACCAATAGAATTATTATTATGTGATGATAGAATAGTATATCCAAATAATGGAAGTATAATAGCAACACTTGTAGGGAATTTAATATATCAACAAGTCAAATTTAAAAAGATAATTAACTATAGTATAAGTGTAAGAGATAAAAATTTAGAAAAATCTTTAGTAATGTATTGGAATTTAGATGGAATAAAAATGATAGAAAATAGTAAAATATTTTCAATAAGACTTAGGAATCTTTATGTACTAAGTGAAAAACATATTGTTAAAAATAAAAAACAATATACAGAAAATATAATAATTGAACCCTTATTTCAAGAAGTAATACAAAATAATGATGTAAAATATATAGATTATATTAAACCAGAAAAAGATTACGAACAAACTAAAATGATAACTTATAAAAATAAATTTGAAACAGGAGAATCAAGTAGAAAAAATGAACAAGATATAGGTAGAATAATAAAAGAAAGTAAAGGAATAAGTAATAAAATAATAACTTTACCTAGAGAATCATATAAACAAAATAGGAATCAATTTCATATAAAAGGAAAGATAGGTAATAAATATTACCCAATACTTATAGATACAGGAGCAGCTAGATCATACATAAGTTCTAAAATTATAGATGAACAAAGTATAAAAATTAAGCCAATTAGTGAATCAGTTATAAGTATTGATTATAATAATATTAGAACTAGTTATAATAATGAAGCAGAATTAGATATAGAAATAATAGATCTAAATTTTAAAATCCATAATATTAAATTTAATGGATTAATAGAAACTATAGAATTATTAGAACAAGATAAACAACAAGTATTAATAGGAATTGATACTTTGGAACAATTAAAACCCTATAGTATAACTAGTGATTATTTAGAAATAAATATAGGATACAAACCAATTAAAATTAAAAGAGAATTGAAGGATATATATGAATTACATAGACAGTTAAGTCAACATGAATAGAATGACTTACATGACTGTAAAAATTACTATACCAACATATATGTCAAGAATTTACCATGGATTATTTGATACTGGAGCAAATACTTGTGTATGTAAAACAAAAGTTTTACCACCAGAGAAATGGATAGAAATAGATAATAAAGTACTAACAGGATTTTCAGAAGAGAAAAATGTTATCAAATATAGAGCGGATAACATAAAAATAATGATAGCTAAAAAAGAATTTATAATACCATATATTTATGCAATGGATAATATAAATGCAGATATAATTATAGGAGCAACATTCTATAATAAATATAGCCCGATAACAATTGATATGGAAAAAGGAATAATTAAATTCACAAATAAAGGAGAAGTTTATCCTAATTATTTAGTTAAATACCCTAGGAAAAAAGTATTAATACCATGGGAAAAAGGAAATCCCAGTATTATTCAACCTTTACAAAATGAACAAATTAATAATATAAATGAAGTAGAAGAATTAAATAATATATTAGGAGAAGATATTTATGGAGATAATCCTTTGAAACATTGGGAGAAACATAAAACATATGCTAAAATAGAATTAAAAAATCCAGATGATCATATATATAAACCACCTATAAATTATCAAGAATCAGATTATAAAGAATTTAAAATGCATATAGACGAGATGGTTAAAGAAGGATTTATTGAAGAATGTAAAAATTTAGAAAATAAAAAATATAGTTCACCAGCTTTTATAGTAAACAAACATTCAGAAATAAAAAGAGGAAAAAGTAGAATGGTAATAGACTATAAAGATTTAAACAAAAAAGCTAAAGTAATTAAACATCCTATACCAAATAAAGATATATTAATAAATAGAGGAATTAAAGCTAATTATTTTAGTAAATTCGACTGTAAATCAGGATTTTATCATATTAAACTAGAAGAAGATAGTAAAAAATATACAGCATTTACAGTACCACAAGGATATTATGTATGGATTGTATTACCTTTTGGATATCATAATTCACCAAGTATATATCAACAATTTATGGATGGAATATTTAGACCATATTATGATTTTATACTTGTATATATAGATGATATATTAATATTTTCGAAAACATACGAAGAACATAAAATACATTTGGAAATATTTAGAAATATAATAATAAAACATGGAATAGTATTAAGTAAGAAAAAAGCAGAGATAGGAAAACAAAAAATAGAATTTCTAGGAGTTAAGATAGAACAAGGAGGAATAGAATTACAGCCTCATATAATAGATAAAATATTAGAAAAACATATAAAAATAAAAAGTAAAAAAGAATTACAATCAATATTAGGATTAGTAAACCAAATTAGAAATTTCTTACCAAATTTAAGTAAAATACTTTTACCTATACAAAAGAAACTAAAAATAAAAAATGAAGAAGTATGGGAATGGACAAAAGAAGATGAACAAAATATAATAAAATTAAAAGATTATTGTAAGGATAATGTTATAAAAATGACTTATCCAGTAGAAGAGAAAGATATGAATTGGATAATAGAAGTAGATGCAAGTAAAGAATATTATGGCAATTGTCTTAAATATAAAAAAGATAAAATTGAATATATATGTAGATATAATTCAGGAACATTTAAAGAACATGAGAAAAATTATGATATAAATAGAAAAGAGCTTATAGCAATATACAAAGGATTAGAACATTATGCTATTTTTACTACTCAAGGTAAAAAATTAGTTAGAACAGATAATAGTCAAGCTTATTATTGGATAAAAAATAGTAAAATAAAAAATTCTATTGATATGAAAAATGTAAAAGGAATACTAGCAAAAATAATAATGTATGATTTCGATATAGAAATTATTGATGGAAAAACTAACATCGTTGCTGATTTCTTGTCCAGAAATGGAACAGATGATGCAACAATTACTGGCTGAAATGCAAAAATTAAATGCAACAGTTGAGAAGCAAAACTCGAGGATTGAACAACTAGAGAACGAATTAGAAAAAGAAAAAGGTAAGAAACCTCTTACTGAAGAAAAAATTATCTCTGAAAAAGAATTAGAAAAAGAAAAAGAAATATCTTGGAAGGCAAAAATTAAAAAATATGGTGAAGCCTCCTCAAAAGAAGAAAAAATTATTGAAAAAGATGTGTGGCAAAAACCTAAAGGCACACATATTGGAAGTATTTATGTTACGGAATTCGTCCGACTTATGAATTATTTAAATAGCAGACATGCTAACTTAAATGAAATATATAGTTTAACTGACTATAATAAGTTAGTAGCAGATAAAAATACTGATGAAAGACTTATACGTGCAGCATATCAGCATGGATTATTACATGTACATTACATAGAATCTGCGAATCAAATAAAAATGTATGATGAAGGAATAGTTAATGCATATTTAAAATTAGCACAACTTACTAAAGCAAAATGTATTTATATTCGTTTCTATACGGCCTTTGCCGAAGTAACAAAAGAAGGAATTATCCCAAAAATAGAAGCAATAAAGCTCGGGATTACTTATGAAAAAATTCAGTATGATGTATGTGAGCAAGAATTATTTGAAGAAAATAGAGTGCATGATTTCCTTAGACATAAAAAAGCTATTGGATTACTTACTATTCGTAGAGAATTAGAATCAACTGAAGGAAATATTTGGGTATATGAAAATAGGAATAATAGAATTATTTATGCCCCTAGTAGAGCAAGAAAAGAAGAAGTGAAAAAAGTAGTGGCCGCATGGCAACAAAAAATATATACTCCTGAAAGAAATATCCCAGATTGTGGAATTACAGCTCCTTGTATTTCGGAGCCTTGTTTAAAAATATTGTGTGAATTAAGTAAAAATCAGTTAGTTGTAAAACATCAATGTAAATACTGCGGGAAGATGAAGAAGAAGGAAGAAGTAGACTACTCGCTACCGGAGGACATAATCATGAAAGATGTAGATGAAGATAGCGACGTAGAAGATAAGAAGGAAGAAAACGCGTATGACAAAGACGCATTTAGACCGGACAAAGTAGCTGACGCAGGCGATGACGTCAAAGAGAAATAATTAACCGGCAAAAACAAAAGTGGCGGACCCCAGCACTGTTTACTTTACGACTTTCGAATAAAGTTGGGACCCAGTCACTGTTCATGAATAGTATCGGACAACGACCGAAAGCGACGAGGAATCTTCACTGTTTACCACTGTGCGGATTTCAAATTTCTTTAGTTACGTCCGAATAGTAGTTTGTTTAGTTTCTATATAAACGTTTCATTCGAACGATTTCAGATATCGAGAAATATCGAAAAATATCGAAATATATCGAAACATATCGAATCGTTCAACTCTCTCTCTCTTGTAAACATTTCTTCGAATATATAAAAGTTTTATTTTTCTTTCATCCTACGCTCAATCTTTCAAGTAAGTTTTATTGCTTTATTTACATTATGTGTGAGTAGTCCCTCAAAGGACTTTTCCTAAAGGGAAAGATCTATATGAACCGCATGATGATATTAAGATGCATTCGTGTTTATGAGTAGTACTGATGAAATGAGCTGTGTATAGGCTTGTGAGATAGTTGAAAATGCTAAAAGTACCCGTTGTAGGCCAGGAGAGCCGTTGTTAGGGGAAAATGGCAGAATTAAACTATGGAATTGCCAACCACCAGGACATATATCAGTTACTTATAAAACGTGTATATCCTATCATATGGTCATGTCGCAAAATTATAGTCTTTTATGACTATATAGCATTTGGTTCATATACGATTGAGTATCCTTAAGGAAAAGTACTTGTTTTTATAAAGCTTTCACACCCCTGTTAATTTATGCAATTTTATTTTTAATATTTTTCGTTCCTTACGCTTATTTTAATTCCGCGCTTTTATTCCCCGTGTT